GCAAGTGTGGGCAGTAAAACTGAAACTATTAAAGGTGATTCTAATATAAGACATAATGGCAACTATCATCGTTGGATTGGCGGTAACTTCTATGAAAGAAGACAATCTGGCAGAACGGACTTCTCATGTCCCGGTGATACAAGAACCGGCGGAACAGATTGCTCGGATGTTAATTCCGCTTCCGAGGTAGAATAAATAGAACATGGCTACAGTAGATATAGATAACGCAAGGGCTTTCAAAGATTTGGATTTGAATTTCACTATTCATCCAGTTAAGAAAGACATCAATACGCATAAGAATGAATATGCGATTATTAATGCAGTTAAGAATTTAATCTTAACAAATCATTATGAACGACCATTTCAACCAGAAATTGGTAGTAATATACGCCGTCTTTTGTTTGAAAATGTAGATGCTGTAACTGGCGCACAAATTGAAAGAGAAATCATTGAGACCATAGATAACTTTGAGCCTCGTGTTCAAACATCTAAAGTGACCGTAGTGGCGGATCCAGATAATAATGGTTTCAAAGTAGAATTAGAATTCTTTGTGATTAACAATCCAAACCCACTAACAATTAATTTTTTCCTAGAGCGAATTAGATAAAATGGCAGACCGTTTAAGAATATCAGAACTTGATTTTGATACAATCAAGACAAATCTAAAAACATTTCTGAATCAACAAGCAGAATTCACCGACTATGATTTTGATGGAGCTGGTTTGAATGTTCTTTTAGATATACTAGCATATAACACCCATTATAATGCTTACTATCTTAATATGGTCGCTAATGAATCTTTCTTGGATACAGCGTTATTAAGAGATTCAGCTGTATCACATGCTAAAACATTAAATTATGTTCCTCATTCAACACGAGCTCCAGTAGCCGTTATTGATTTTTCAGTAGAATCAAATACAACTACTTCAGCCACCATGACATTGAATGAAGGATTTTCATTCTTATCTAATCAAATTGATTCTAAATCTTATAACTTTGTGGTATTAAATGATGTAACTGTAACAAAATCAAACACGGAATTTGTATTTGAAAACCTTGAAATCTATGAAGGTCAACTTGTTACCTATAATTTCACACATAATGCAGCTACAAATCCAAAACAAATATTTACATTACCTGATGCTAATATAGACACAACCACATTAAAAGTAACTGTTGCACCAAGTGTGGGTAATACATCAACTTCAGTTTATAATAAAGTGACAGAGATATTAGATGTTGATGCTTCATCTGAAATATTTTTCTTACAAGAAGAACGAAGTGGAAAATACCAAATTTATTTTGGTAATGATGTTGTTGGTAAATCTTTACCCGATGGTGCATCTGTGACAACAACATATTTACTCACTAATGGAACAGCCGCAAATAAAGCAAATAATTTTGTAGCAACAGCCACATTAACCGATTCATTAGGTAATTCACAAACAAACTTTACAATTACACCTGTGAGTGCAGCTGCTGGTGGAGCTGACCGTGAATCTGTGGATGATATTAAGTTTTCAGCTTCAGCACAATTCTCAACACAAAATCGTTTGGTCACATTCAAAGATTATGAATCATACATTCTAAACAATTATCCAAACCTTGATTCTGTTTCTGTTTGGGGTGGCGAAGAAAATATTCCTCCAGTTTATGGCAAAGTATTTGTATCATTAAAACCATCAGCAAATTATTTCATATCTGAAACGGAAAAACAAAGAATTATTGATGAAATCATTTCACCAAAATCTATCGTAGCGGTTCAAACTGAAATATTGGATCCAGAATATCTTTATCTTATTGTTGAAAGTACCGTTCAATATGATACTAAAAAAACAACCAATTCTGAAACCGCTATCAAGCAAGCTGTTCGTAACGCTATTTTAACTTATCGTGACCGAGAATTAAATAAATTTGATGCTCGCTTTATTCTTTCTAAACTACAAGATGATATTGATGGAACAGACACGAATGCTATTCTTGGTTCAGAAACGATTGCTCGTGTGCAAAAAAGATTTCAACCGAATCTTGGTGTAAGTCAAGCCTATACAGTTAATTTTAATGTGCCATTACATCGTGGTACTATTTCAAATAAATTAGTATCAACGGAATTTGTGGTAAATGATACAAACGGCATAGCAAGAACAGTTACTTTTGAAGAAATACCGCAATCATATTCAGGTATATCTTCAATTTCTATATCAAATCCTGGTACAGGTTATACTACTACACCAACAGTTACAATTACTGGTGACGGTTTAGGTGCTACTGCTACCGCTACAATTGTTAATGGTTCAATTCAAAGTATTGAAGTAACTAATCGTGGTATTGATTACACTCGTGCTATTGTTACAATATCTGGTGGTAATGGATACGGTGCAACTGCAACGGCCGTGATTGATGCAAGAACTGGTGCATTAAGAACCATTTACTACGATACTAATGCTGAAAGACAAATTGTTGATTCAACAGCTGGTACAATTGATTATGATACCGGTGTGATTACTGTTAATGACATCAATATTCGTTCACTAGATACTGATGATGGTTTGATTCGTTTATCTATTGAATCAGAAAAAGGAATTATACAATCGGTTCGTAATACAATCATTACGATTGATGAAGACGATCCTACATCTATTGTAACAACACTTGAAGTTATTTAATGTCTGACTTAAAAACCTCACTACTTGTTAATCGCCAAGTTCCAGAGTTTATTCGGGAAGAATATCCCCTATTCATTACATTTTTGGAAGCTTACTATGAATACCTTGAAACAAAACAAGGTTCTGAACTTAATGATTTAACAGCTAAAGCAAAAGATTTAAGATACCTCTCCGATGTGGATTCATCTATTGATGATTTTGAATCTAACTTCTTTAACAGTTATGCTTCACTCATACCAAAAGATGTTCAGGTTGACAAAGCTTTCCTTATTAAAAATGTTTTACCTTTATACTTGTCAAAAGGTTCAGAAGGCGCATTTAAGTTATTATTCAGAATGCTCTTTAATGATGAGGTTGAAGTTCTTCTACCAAAAAATAATGTATTAAGAGCTTCAGATGGTAAATGGACAATTGATAATGTTCTTCGTATTGAAACCGATATACGAAGTATCTATATTGCCAAAGGTAATAATTCTGTCAACGCTGTTGCTTCAGGTAACACTACATTCTTATTAGCTCAGCAACCAACTAATGGTGACATTTCAGTTTATGTGAATGATGTATTAAAAACTGAATTAACTGATTATTATTTCCGTAAAGAAACTAAAAAACTCATATTCTATACAGCACCTTCAGCTAATTCTGAAGTTAAAATAGTTTATTCTGATTTTAATATTGAGTTACTGAATAATCGTAAAGTAACAGGTGTAACTTCTGGTGCAACAGCACTAATTGAAAAAGCTACAAAGAGAATTATTACTGACCAATTAAACCTTGGTTTCCCATTTGAATTATTCATTAATGAAAAAACACTTCTTGGTTCATTTGAACAAGGTGAATTAGTTGAAACCGATGTAATTGCTGATGATGGTTCTCTCATCACATTAGAAGCCGATACATTCTCCTTTGTCAATCGTATTAATATTATTCAAGGCGGCGCAAGTTATAATGTGGGTGATGTTGTTACAGTTACAGGCGGTGGAGCTGAAGAAGATGCTACTGCAATCGTTGAAGATGTTGTTGAAGGATATATTGATGCTATTGTAGTCAATTATGGTGGTGCTGGTTTTGCTGATGGTGGTGATATTATCGTATCAGGAATTGCACCTCTATTATTAGACCTTGCGATTGACGGTGTTGATGCAACAGGCGTGGCTAACTCAACATCAAACACCTATACAGTCAACAATGATGTCATAGAAACTTACGCTAACACACTTATTTCTGCCTCTGATTATGGTTTTCCAAGCACAATTATTCCTGCTGGTGAAAATGTAGCTACTGTAATTGCTGATGCTTTAACTTCTTTAGAATTAACAGGCCTTGGTCCAATTACCAATGTGATTGTTCTTTTCTCTAATACTAACACAACAATTTCACCAACACTAGATGCTTTTGGTGCAACATATACAGCTGGTAATAATACATTCAGTATTAAAACAAATGGTTCAGTAGGCCGTATTAAAATTAATAATGGTGGAACAGGATATGCCGTTGGTGAAGAAATCATTTTTGGTTCTAATCCAATAGGAACAAATGGTCGTGGTGCAGCTGCAACTGTCAAATCTGTATTAGCTAACGGACAAATTACACAGATTGAAATTCAGCCATCAAGAATCACAGGAACAGCCAATATCTTAAATAATACATCTGAACTTATTGGTACAGGAACAAACTTTGGCACAGACATCAGAGTTGGTGACAGAATCATTATTAATAATGAAAGTCGTTACATCAATTCAATTTCAAATGTTACTCATGCAAATGTAAATGTGAACTTTACTTCTACTGCCACAGGTAAAAAAGTAGGCCGCTATGGAGTTTATCCTATTGGTGGTGTAAGTTATACACAAGGTAATTTCCCAACAGTTTCAGTATCAACTATTTCTGGTGTCAATGCAAACATTGAAATTACATCAACAATGAGTAATGGAGAAACATTAACACCATTTATTGGTAATACACAACCTGGTCAAATCGTAAGTATCAAAGTATTAAGTGGTGGTTCTGGATATGAATATATCCCACAAGTTGATTTGACTGGTATTGGTAACGGATTAGCTACTGCAAATGCACAGATTGAAGCTGGTTATATAACTCTACCTGGTCGTTGGACAACTTCAGATTCTATTCTTTCTACTTCTGAAAGAAAATTACAAGGTCGTGATTACTATGTGGATTATTCTTATGTGACATCTTCACTTACAGAATTTGCAAAATACAAAGCTATATTAAAACAACTCATGCACCCAGCTGGTTTCATAAACTACGCTGACTTGAATGAGTTTGCAACAATTACATCAAATACAATTACAATTTCAACCACATCAGCCAATACGATTTCTGGTACTGTAGCTATTACAAACGGTTCTATCTATGTAAATGGTACTAACACTAAATTTAATGTGGCTAATACAAGAGGCACTCTTACTGTTGGTGACAATGTGTCTGTTAGTGGTGTAATTAGAACAGTAAGTAACATCATAAGTAATACAAACCTTGCGGTTTCAGTTGCATTTACTTCAAATGCAAGCGCACAAACTCTTATTATATTGACATAAATAAAGACCATGCCATCAATAACTACTAAAAAACTAGGTTACAATAACGCCAAACTGTGGCGTAATGCCTTATACAATTCAGGTGCAACCGATCCTGTCCTTTATATCTTTATAGGCAATCATGTTCCATATGCAAATGAAGCTTCGCCAGATTCTATCGTAGATACGGTTGATGCTGAAAAAGATGTATGGGATAACATGTATGCAGCCAAGAAACTTACTGCTAATGATATTGAATTAGTTATTCCTAGGGTTAATTGGTCAGGCAATACTAAATTCCGTCAGTATGATGACACTATCACTATTGACAATCTATTAAGTGCCAATACATCGCAAAATCTAAAACCGATGTATATCATTACCACAGAGCGTAATGTTTATAAGTGTATGTCTAATAATGCTTCTGCTAATTCAACAGTAGAGCCAACAGGCGACTATTCAACTTCAAATGGTAATATTGCTACTGCCGATGGTTACATTTGGAAATACATGTATAATGTTAAACCATCAAACAAATTCTTAACAACTGATTGGGTTCCAGCGCCATCATCAACAAATCAATTAGATTACAATGTAGATAATACAGGTGTGGTTGATGGTGAATTGACTTCTATTGTGGTGACTACATCTGGTACAAACTACCGTCAAGCCTCTAATGTGCTTGTGAATGGTTTCACTTCAGGTCAAACAACACTCACTTTAGCCAATACTGCTCGTATTTTACAGATTTTCAATGTGACTGCACTTGCTAACCTTGCTAACATGGCTATTTCTGGCACAGGTATTGCAGCTGGCACATACATTAGTAATACTGCAAACGCTACAGGTGTTTTAACACTTTCTACTGCTACAACGGCTTCTGGTGGTAATACAAATAATATGACCATTTCAACCAGAGTTTATATTGATGGTGATGGAACAGGTGTGATTGCATCAGCTACACTTTCAAATACAACTTCAGGCGTATCATCAGCTAATGCGAATGTTTCAAAGATTACTGTAACGACCATTGGTACAGGATACTCAAGAGCTAATGCTTACATCTACGGTTCAGGAACAAATGCGACTGCTCGTGTGATTCTTTCACCAAAATATGGTCATGCTTATAATCCTGCAAAAGAATTAGGCGCTTCAAACATTATGACAGCCTCTCGTATAGGTGAAATTGATTCTACTGAAGGTGGGTTAATCTCATCAAATACTTCTTTCCGTCAGTATGGACTTCTTGCCAATCCGCATAAATACGGTAATACTTCGGCAGTAACCCAATCAACAGCCAATTCTGTGATTTCACAAACAACAGACTTAACGCTAGTTGCAGGTTCAAGTTATACTTTAGACGAATATGTTTACCAAGGAAGTTCAGCAAGTGATGCTTCTTTCTATGGTTATTTGAACGCTCAAACATCTAATGAAGTTCAAATAAGTAAGGTTCAAGGAACAGTAACAATTGGTCTTCCATTGGTTGGTGCAACATCTGGTGTGTCCAGAGTTGTGATTACTAAAACCAATCCAGAATTCCAACCATATAGTGGTGATATTCTTTATGCCGAGAATATCCTTAAAACAGAACGAGAAGATGGCCAGGCAGAAAATATTAAATTTGTTGTTAGATTTTAGAGGAAATAAATGAGTATCAATACTAATTTTAATGTGAACCCATATTATGACGACTTTGATGAAGATAAGAAATTTCTTCGCATGTTGTTCAAACCTGGTTATGCTGTTCAAGCTCGTGAATTAACTCAACTTCAAACAATCTTACAAAAACAAGTAGAGCGTTTTGGTAATCATGTATTCAAAAACGGTTCTGTGGTTTCTGGCGGCACAACATTTTTACAAGATGCTACCTATCTAAAATTAGATTCAACATATGCTGGCACAGCAGTTACTGCCAATAACTTCATTGGCGCTACAATTGTTGATTCTGTTTCTGCACCAACAAAACGAGCAGAAGTTATTAAAGTCTATGATGCTGATACAGGCACAGGTGACCCTAAAACTCTATTAGTAAAACAAATCTTCGGTACCGCATTTACACCTGGTGACACCATTTACACTTTTGAAGCATCACCAACAACAGCTAATATTTCAACATCTGGCGTAGGCACAGGTCAAATATTCTCTGTTACAGAAGGTGTTTACTTCTATGATGGTTTCTTCATTCAAAATGATGCACAAACTATCGCTACATCAAAATATTCTAGCACAACAGCTAATGCAAGAATTGGTTTTGAAATCACAGAATCAACAATCACATCAAGTTCAGACACTTCATTATTAGACCCAGCGCAAGATGCTTCTAACTACCAAGCTCCAGGTTCTGATAGATTTAAGATTAATTTAACATTAGCTACTCGTAGTTTAGATTCTACCGACACAACACAGTTTATTGAATTAGCTCGTGTTGAATATGGTGTTCTTACTCGTAGTTATCGTTTCCCAATTTACTCTGTGCTTGAAGATACTTTAGCACGAAGAACATATGATGAATCAGGTAACTACACAGTTCGCCCATTCCAAATCTCATTACAAACAAACACATCTAATACAGCTAACATGGATGTTATCCTATCTCCAGGTAAAGCTTATGTGTTTGGTTATGAATATGAAACGATTGCACCAACAACACTTACAATCGCAAAACCTCGTGATACAGATTCAGTAGCTAATAAGAGAATTACTGCTGACTATGGTAACTTCGTTTATACGAACGGCCACTATGGTTCATTCCCAATTAATAGTTTAACGACTGTTGATTTGCATTGTGTACCTAACGCTTCTATTAATTTAACATCAACAGCTACTATCACAAATACTAAAGTTGGTACAGCTCGTGTTAAATCTATTTCATACGATTCTGCTGCTAATACAGCTGACGCATCAACATACGAATATAAAACATATCTTTTTGATGTAAGTATTGGTTCTATTACAGGTACAATTAATACCGCAACATCAAGTTCAGTTACGATTGGTAATGTAACTGCTGGCCAAATTTATTCATCTGTTACCGATGCTTATAAGGGTGCTAAACTTCGTATTACTTCTGGTCCAGGTTCTAGTGAATCACCAAAAACAATTACAGGATTTACTTCTGCTACACAAACATTAGCTTTGGCAGAAACTTTTGTTACAACACCAAATAACACATCTGTATTTGCAATTGACTTTGAGTTTAATGATGTAGATTCTATCGCTACATTCTCAAGCACAACAAGAATTAATACTGCTGATATTGATTCTCGTTCTAAAGATGCAGCTTCAACTTATACTGACGCTTTCTTAACCGATTCAAGATATGAACCTACTATATTCTCATTAGGTCAAGAATATATTACACAAAATTCTATTGCTGATTTCTCATTCTCATATCGTAGATTATATGAAAGCCAAACATTTGTATCTTCAGATTCACCAGCGTTATCAGTAAGTTCTGGTGAAAGTATAGCTTCTGCTACATCTACTTCAGCGATTGCAACAAATTATCAAGTGGTCGTAACAAGTGCTGGTACATCACCTTATACTGTGGGTCAAACTGTTCCTGCTGATAAGATTACATCTGTCAATACAACAACTCGTAAATTGACTATTACCAATGCTAATAACATGACTGCAAATATTATTGCAACGATTGACTTTACATTAGCTTCTGGTAGTCCAGCAAAAACAAAAACATTAGTATCAGCAAACGCAACAGTTCAAACAACTGGCGGTGAAGACATATTTGCCAACTCATCTGTTTTAGTATATGCTTCACAAGGTCAAACAACAATTGCAAACACATTCGTTGTTAAAACACCAGATACAGCTCAATCATTATATGTTTCAGATGTCATTGAAATTGTTGGTGTATATGATTATAACGGTGCTGCTGTGGCAAACACAGGTTACACCGATGTAACTTCAAAATACTCATTTAATAATGGTCAAAAAGATTCTTACTATGACCATGCGTATATTAAATTAAAACCAGGTCAAACACCACCAGCTGGTCCATTGGTTGTAAGATATAACCTTTATACATCATCTGGCGCTGGATTCTTTACAGTTGATTCATATCCAAATTATGCAGCAATACCAGCATATACATCACCAACTTCAGGTAATGAATATGATTTGCGTGATAGTTTAGACTTTAGACCTGTTCGCAGAAATGCAACAGCCGCTATTGGTTCTGCCGTTCAGTTTGATGTAGATTCATCAACAACTGGTCCAAAGATTCCAGAAAACGGTTCAGACATTTTATTAGACTATAACTATTATTTACCTAGAATAGATAAAGTCGTTCTTCATAAAAATAGAACTTTTGATGTCATTAAAGGATCATCAGCTCTTAATGCTGTGCCACCAAAAGACAAAGATGACACAATGAATCTTTATGTTTTGCGTGAACCAGCTTATGTAGCTAACACAGGTGACATTCAAGTCCAATATGTTAATAATCGCCGATACACCATGCGTGATATTGGTACAATTGAAAAGCGTGTTGAAAATCTTGAATACTACACTTCATTGTCATTACTTGAACAAGATGCTCTAAACAAACAAGATTTAACTATTCTTGATACTACAAACTTACCAAGATTTAAGAATGGTATCATTGTAGATTCATTCAAAGGACATTCTGTAGCTGATGTAACTTCAGCAGAATATCAAGCCTCTATTGACCCAAGATACCAAGAGTTAAGACCATCATTCAATGTAACATCTCGCATGCTTACATTTGATGCAGCTAATTCTTCATCATATCTACAAACTGGTCCATTTGTGACAGTTTCGGCTTCTAACACAGCTTTTGTAAGTCAACCATTAGCATCAAAAACAATGAACATTAACCCATTCAATGTGGTTAATTACCTTGGTAAAATTACGCTTAATCCACCAAGTGATGTTTGGGTTGATACAAGTAAGAAACCCGATGTTCTTGTAAATATAGGTGGTGATAAAGATGCTTGGGAATTAATTTTAGGTGCAACAAACGCTTCAGGATTTACTACTGAATGGGGTTCATGGGAAACTGTTTGGTCAGGAACTCCAACTACAACTACTCAATTTATTGGCACAGGTCGTATTCCAGATAGAAATGTTAATAGAACGACAACAACGATTCAAGAAAGACAAACTCGCACTGGTGTAACTTCTACCGTTTCAACAGAAACCATCACACAGTCTATTGGTGACCGTGTAGTGGATGTTTCTGTTGTTCCTTACATGAGGTCAAGAAGTGTATTATTCACCGCCTCTGATTTCAAACCAGATACCGTATTATATCCATTCTTTGATAATACAACTGTTGAGAAATATGTAGCTCGTGCAAATAGATTTATTCTTGCTGGTAATGGTCTAAATTATAGAACAACAACTTCTAATACTGAAACAGTTACCGTTTTCAATAATGCAACAGCTACAACCAACGGTTCTGCTATTATTGTTAAAACATCTAACACTTCAGCGTTTGTTGTCAATATTACACCAACAACATCATTTAATATTGCTAACGCTAACTTAATTGGTTCTTCAACATCAACTAGCACAAGAATTTCTGGTTATGAACACTATTCAGGTTTAGTTGGTGCAGCTACATCAAGCACAATCACATTAGCAATTGATGCTACTGGCGCTAATAATGAAGTTCTCTACGGCAATACTGCAAATAGTAATATCATTTCTATCGTAGGCGGTACAGGTGCGGGCCAACAAGCAACCATTTCTTCATACAACGCTTCTACACGAATTGTAACTATTTCTGGCACATGGTCAACTACACCAGATACTACATCTACCTATTCTATCGGGCGTTTAACAACTACTCGTGCCGGTGATGTGGCTGGTATTTTCAATATACCTGCAAGCACATTTAGAACAGGTGAAAAACTATTCCGCTTAATTGATTCATCTACTGGTGATGTTCCTTCATCAACCACAAACGGTGATGCTTCATTCTATGCACAAGGTCTATTACAAACGACAGAAAATACAATCGTATCTACCGTTGCGCCGACAGTTCAAAGAACATCTGTTAATGACACTCGTGTAACCACAACAACAAGTGTCAATGATGTTCCTGTTGCTGGTTGGTGGGATCCATTGGCACAAACATTCTTAATTGCACCGGCACAACATCCACAAGGCATCTTTATTGACAAACTTCGTGTGTGTTTCAAATCTAAGCATGATACTGCACCAGTTACATTACAATTAAGACCAACAGTTAATGGTTATCCATCATCAACAACTGTTTATCCATATGGTTCTGTAACACTTACACCTGATAAAGTTAATGTGACTGATTCACCTGATTTAGATGACGCAACCAAATATACAGAGTTTGTATTTGACGCACCAATCTATATGTTACCTGGTGAACACTCATTCGTATTGTTATCTAACTCAAATGGTTATGAGGCTTATGTAGCTGAAGTTGGTAAACTAGACTTGGTATCTGGTTTACAGATTTCTGAGCAACCATATGGTGGTTCATTCTTCCAATCACAAAACGGTTCTACATGGTCAGCTGACCAAAACCTTGACATCATGTTTAGAATTTACCGTAAAGTGTTTAGCACAACACCAGCAACTGCACAGTTCTTGGTTGATAAACCAAGTTCTAATATAGCATTTGATTTGGTTGATTTAATTAGTTCTGAAGTAAGTATGGCTAATACTTCAGTTTCATATACATTCTTGTCTGAAAAATCTACTGGTGGTTTAACATCTTACAAAGCAATTAATCCATTAGAAGATTATACAATGAATGATGGCGATGGACGCCGTGTGTTAAATCCAACCACAGGTAATACTTCATTTATTGTTAAGGCTGCAATCTCAACATTAAATACAGATATTTCACCAATATTAGACATTACTCGTTTTGGTGGCATCTTTGTTGATAATACAATCAATGATTTACCATTATTGAATTCAGGTTTTGTAATCGCAAATACTGGTACAGGATATGCTAACTCTGCTGATGTGACAGTCACAATTACTGGAGGTGGCGGTTCTGGTGCTACCGCAACGGCTACCGTAGCAAGTAATGTCATTACTGCAATTACACTTACAAATGCTGGTTCAGGTTACACAACTTCGCCAACAATAACACTTACACCAGGCGCTGGTGGCGGATCAAACGCTGTAGTCACTTATAACGGTGAAGATAAGAAATCTGGTGGTAACTCTAAAGCTCGTTATATGACACGCCGTGTTACACTTGCTGATGGCTTTGATTCTGGTGACCTTCGTGTATACCTAACTGCATATAAACCATCCGGCTCAAACATTTATGTTTATTACAAACTACTTTCTGGTTCTGATGCTGATGCGTTTGATGATAAAAACTATCAACTCATGGGTCAACTAGGTAACGCTAACTTTGTTTCAACAAGTGAAACTGATTATCGTGAATTAGTATTTGCACCAGGCACCACAGATTTAGCAAATAATGCTATCACATATACTTCTGGTTCAACCGCATATAATACATTTAAGACATTCTCAATTAAAGTAGTCATGTCTGGTTCTGATACCACAGATGTACCAAAAGTGCGTGATTTAAGAGCTATTGCATTACCATCTGGAGTATAATCATGTATGCAAAAGTAAAAGACCATAATCATCTAATTCGGGACATCAACTCCAAGGCTGTTCTAAATACAGACAAGGCTGGATTAAATGATTACATGATGAAGCGTGAGATTGCTAAAAAACAAAAAGAAGAACAATCAGAAACTAAAATGCGTTTAACGCAACTAGAACAAGACATGTCAGAAATTAAAAATATGCTAATTGAAATAGCACAAATGAGGAAAGCATAATGGCAATCGGTTATGTAACCACGGCGAATACCTTCCAACAATGGTTGG